CTCAAAACCTAAGATAGTAAATGCAAAGGTAAACTTACTCCAACTAGCTAATACCTTTTGATTGCCCTCCCAATAGTATTTGTAAATGTAAATTGAATTTGTATCTGTACTACTGAGAACACATATAGCATTTTCAGAAGTAGATCCTGCTACGTCGATAATGTTTGCAGGTATGTATTGGGGGACATGGGAAGTGATCTCTACAGAGTCATAAGTGTCTACATTTGCGTTAACTGTGAACTCCCTCATACCTGAGAAACTTCCCCTGGTAAATGGAAAATAAATGTAGCTTCCTAGCTCAAGAGGTGTTGTACTAGTGTCAGTCTCGAAGTTGGTTATAGGAGTTATTGATACTGTCTTAGGTGTTAACAGTTCACCACCACGAAGAACAAACTGTCCACGTTCTCCAAAGAGTATAAGGTTCTCTTGGAAGCCAACTGCTGACTTTAGTTTTGTTACCTTTGTACTTGCTACATTTACGTCTATAGGATCGGAGTCCAGAAGTGATCTTACTGTAGTTCTAAAGAAGTTAAAATATTCTCCTGACTCCGAAAGAATAACACTGCCTTCTGACAAAAAGCCTAGTCGGTTCTTGTAGAAGAATATGTTTGAAATAGATCTGTCTGGATTACTGTCTGCATCTAAGTTAAAGAAGGAAGGGAAGGGGTTTGTATCGTTATCTCCAACTTGCTTAGTTGTCCAAGTACAAGCTCCAAATGAAAAAGTGTTTGGTGCTGTGTTCACAAGTTTAAATGGAAGGGTATCTCCATCTAGCTGTATGAACTCATCAAAACCTACGTCTTCAATGTATCCTCCGTTACCAAAAACAGATCCATCGTTTGTCTCAAACTTTACATAGTAATCGTCTTCGTTATCATCAACAGATCCTCGTACCTTTATTCTAAAATTGTTTGGAGCTACCTTTGGTAAGTCAGATATTGAGTCAACCTCTTTGTAAGCTACTCCAAGTGCTGTTCCTGACTTAGAATCTGATACAGTTATTTCAAACGGAGTTCCATCTGTTCTAGATATTTCAAAAAGAGGATATAAATAAGCTTCATCGTTTCCTCCCTGATCGTTAGCAATTATGTGTTCTTTGTCTTCGTCCTTATCAATACCTTCTACAACTCCTAATGTAAATCCGTTTGCAGTAAAAGCTGCTTTTTGTTCTGGTTCTGATAAACTGCCTTCTTTAAGTGCTTGCGCTATAGCTAATCTAAGTTTGTTAGCTATACGTCCTGCTTGGTTGTTTACGTTTCCAGAACTATCAGGTGCAGACCTTTCACTTCCAAAAGCTCCTTTAAACGTGTTATTTCCATGTTTAATTTTTATATTGTAACGTGTATTATGGTGTCCTTGTTTGATAAATATAAGAGCTTTGTTGTTGTCTGCGTGAGTAAAGGCGTTGCTCTTTGATGAGTTTGTCCTTCCAACTTTCTTAGTTGTGTTAAGAATAAAAGTATTATCGTTTACAGTGAGTGCTTTGAATATATCTCTTGGCTTTGTGGTGTCTGTTATATTTAAGTAAGAGTTAGAACTTAAATCGATTTCAGTTGCATTACTTGAATCGTCTAATACTACAGCTAACCCTGTAAATATATTGTAAACTTTTAGCTTGTTGTTGTTTATTATAAGAACATACCTCTCCTGCTTATCTCTATTAATGAAATGAACAAAAGCCCCATCAGCTAGTGGTAAGGATTCAAGTTGTTTTATGAACCTTGCGTTAGGTCTTTTCTTCAGTCCATCAGTGACAGATGACAAAGCGTTTATTTGTTCATCGCATTGTCCGTCAAAACGAAGTGTGTCAGGTTGCTGACTAACTCCTTGAATAAGGTTAGGGAGTGAAGTATTTATAAGAGCCATTTATATTAAAAGAAAGATGAATTTCTATTTATACCTACTCTTGAGTAAGTATCGTAGTTGTCAAAAATTGTTCTGTCTGCGTTCCTGTTATCAGATGTTTCTAGGTTTGCTTTTGCTGCAAACTCATCACGAAGGATAAGTGCTTCTAGCTCCCTAGATCCAACAAGACGAGATTGTAGTGATCTTGCAGCCCTAAGAGTAATGTATCTTCTGGCTTGTTCGGGAAGAGAGTCCCAAGGAAGTTCTTTTACGACAGTTACTTTTATCTCACTGGTAAAGACATCAGTGTTATTTTTTCGGTCAAAAAGAGAAGTTCCCCTTTGTACCAAGTCAATGTCATCAGTTCCTTCATGGTCTACTTGAAGTATATCAGCATCAAGAGTTATCTTTCCGTCTGCTGCATTGCCTACCAACGAAATGTCCCTCTCTGTGTTAAAGTGCCATCCACTGCTTTGTACTTCCTTAGAAGTTTCATCTAGGATGCTTACAGCGTTTGCTGCCGAAACAGGGAGTTCTGCTGTGTTACTTATACTATTTACAGGAGCTTCTCCTATATACCCTAGCATAGTATTAACAGCTTGGAGTTGCGTTGATAGAGCCATAAATTTTTTGTTGTTGTTGTAATAAAGATTATAAGGAAAGAAGGGCAGGGGACTAAGTTAATAATCCCCCACCCAAACTTTCTGTGAGTTATTTGCTTATGTTAATTGATTAACCCTAACACACGCACCTGGTCTAAGCACCCCATGACCCATAGCGTACTTTGCGACCATCAATGTACCTTGGTGCTGAATGCTGTAATCAGACTCAGTTGCAAGGTCCAGGAGTTTCACAGTTCCCACACCACTCGGATGTCCTGCAAGGAATTCTTCATCGTTAAGTGCTGCGTTGTATCCACCACTCAGTCCATCACTAGCGTCATTGTCAAATGGGTGGTTCTTTGCATTAGCGTCATCCGCATTTTGTGAACCACTTGCAACAAGAACAGCTTTCAAGTTATTAGACTTGTATATGTTGATTCCTGCGACTTGTGGAATTTTACCAGTAGCTACTGATCCAACACCACCAAAGTCTCTGTTGATAGCAATGTTATTTTCTCCTACTAGCTTGTAGTACTGTTCAGGTTTAAGAATAGCAAAACGAGTTCCGTCATCTGGAACGTCATTTTCATCAAGTTTCTGGGCTACCTTAGTAAGTGCAGAAACAAGACCTGTACCAGTACCAGTATTTTGACCTGTAACTTCAATGCCGTTTGGCTGACCTGATTTACCATTTTGTTTCGAACCTGCTGCAAGAGTTTTAAGGACTGCCCTATCAAACCTTTGAGCAAGAGCAATTCCTAATTCTTTACTAAACTGTCCACGAACATCAAAGTGATTTTTCAATTCGTCGATGTTAGGAATGAATGTTGAACTCACTAACATCTTATCAATGTTGATGATAACTTCATTCATGTTGAACTTGGTGTTGTACTTACTTGTAGTTGCATTAGCACCTTCTTTTGACATAATGTCTTCACCAGGAGTATGATATAGACTACTGGCAGTGCCTATTGTAGGGAAGGTCGCTGACTTACCAGAGCTAATAGTTCTGATACTGTGCAACGGCTTCATTATCTGAGTCTTCTCGAATGTAGCGAGAATCTCGTTGGAGAATACTTTGAGAAACAAAGCATCGGTATCTCCAGTTACATTTGCTTGTCCCAATCTATTTGGGCTTAATGCGTCTGACATAATTTATATGTACCTTTCTTTTTATTTTTTAGTGTTTGTTGTTTTATTTTCTATTTAAACAACGCACCCCAAGAAACTAAAAGACCTATATGTAGATTGTCCTTTGATGTTAGTTATCCTTCGTAAAGGGCTGCACTCGAAACAAACCTCTCTATTTGGTTTATTTGTGTTCTTTGTTGTGTGTTGAAATCTTTTAAATTTATCTTCGATGTTCTAGATCATTCGTGTACTTTAGGATCTCTCCTATTGTTTCCTTTTGAGGTTTTGTGAACGAATGGGCTTTGAGTTTCGAGATAAAATGGGGAATCTTGCTCTGAGGAGGGCTTACTATCGTCTTGCAACCACTCATCAATAAGATCGATGTTACGATTGCGACTACGACTATATGCCTCCTTTTCATAAGCTTCGACTATCTTGAAGAAGTACTCGCAAATCCTTGGGAAAGACAAAAGAAGACTTACGAGTATCTTTATCATGCTTTTGGTTTTGCCTTGCCGACATTTATGGCAAGCCAGTTAATTATTTTGAGAAGTATTGCAGTCACTTTGTTGTCTGCTTTGTTAGGTGTCATTGCTGATATAAGACTGGCAGCAGTTACAACAGCAGTAGCGATTGCGATAATCTGTTCTTTGTTTTCTACAATGTATGTTATCATAATTATTCTTTCCTGATTATACGTTAGGTGATACTGAAATTCTCTTTTCTACGTCGGCTCTGTATGCAGGATCATTTTGATATCTTGGGTCGTTCATAGCTTCAACAACCTGTGCATTACTATTAAATGGCTGAATAGCTGCTCCTGAAGTTCCTCCCTTTGCAATATTCATGGACGATCCCCCGTTCTCACTCAAATATCGTGCGTACATGCCCTTAACTGCCATCGTTGCAGCGTCAGTAGTGCCTGTAGAAACAATATCATCATAACTATCTACTTCTGATTCTGGTAAATTAGCCGAAGCCCATTGTACCATTGCATCATAGTTTTCCTGTCCACCAATAGAATTTGTAATCGAAGAGACTTCTGCTTCCATCGTAGCTTCTTGTCCTCTCACGTAAGCTTCAACAAATTCCCTCGGTATGCCACTTTGTTCGAGTGCTT